CACCACTAATTATTTTTAAAATAGTTGACTTTCCGGATCCATTTTCTCCAATTAGTGAAATTCTCTCTCCTGTCTTCACTTCAAAGCTTACTCCATCTAGAACATTTTTCAAACCAAAATTCTTTTTTACATTATTTCATTCTATTTCTATCATCTTTTATATCTCCTTATCTTTTAATTTTTAAAAATAACGAGATATATTTGCTATAACTTTTAAACTATTACAACCTATAGCAATTATCTCGTTGTAATAGCTTCACAGCCGAAGCTTCTATGTTTTATTTTATTCATAAAATTTTGTTTTTTATTCATAATTTTCCTCCTATAACAAAAAAATAACTTCCAGCTAATCGCTAGAAGTCTTTATTTTACTTGGTTGCGGGGGTAAGACTCGAACTTACGACCTCCGGGTTATGAGCTCCTTTAAGCGTTTGCTATTTAATTGCCTAAAGTATTCCTTCTCTTGGCGCTGTAGATATTATTTCATTTTTACAAGTGCATCAAAACGCATAAAAAAACACTTTTTTTCATGATTGGTTCGCCTGAATTTCGCCTAGCCATTGTGTCAAAATTTCAATTTCCATTCTTGAAAACCACTCATTTTCTTTACCTAATTCTTTTTTTATTTTTTGATATTCATTTTCTGGAATTATTACTACATCTTTTTCCATATATATTTTTCTCCTCATAAGAGAAACGCGTTTCTAAATTTATCTTAATTATACAGCATAATTTAGCATTGTCAAGAAAAACTTTTCGACAAATGAGTTACATAATATAGTTCGAGAAATTTTCGACAAATTGAATGTCTCAATTTTCTAGAGTTAGCTGTTTACAATATGTTGCTGTCAGCAACACGTAGAATTTTATAAATATTTGTTATAAAATATGGGCATACTATTTTAGGGGTAATTTTATGTTTATATTCGTAATAAAAAATATTAGGGAAAGAAAAAATTTAACTATATATAAATTAAGCAAAATGGCTGGAATAAACAGATCTTATTTAACACAACTAGAAAACAACAAAAAGTTCAATCCCAGTTTAAAAACCATGTATGCTATCGCTAAAGTATTAGACGTTAAGATAGATGACTTGTTCTATAGTGAACTGGATATAGATTCTTTAAAAGAAGAAATGTACAAGAGAATAGACCTGTACGGGATTGGCTCTAAAGAGGTCACGGAAATAAGTCAGGTTATAGATTTATTAATAAACGTAAAATTAAAAAGCTGAATATTTTTAAAAGCTTTGAATAAAAATATTAAAAAAAGTAAAAAAAGTATTGACAATACGTAACGTATTGTGTATAATAATATTTGAAAGGAGGTTAATTCATTATGGATATGACTTCGAAAGAGTTAGTAAGACTCCTAAAAAAGAACGGTTGGTTCGAAGTTAAGCAAGAGGGTTCTCATCTGAGATTGAGAAAAGAACGGATTTAAGGATGTTATAATTCCGATACATAACAAAAGCTTATCAAAGGGTTTACTAACAACACTACTTAAGCAGACAGGGCTAAAATAATAGCCCTCCTGTCCTTATATCTATAATGAAAGGATGCAAAAATGAAAAAAAGTTTATTATTAACTTATCCAGCAATTTTTACGAAAGAAGGTGATTCTTACTGGGTAAAATTTATTGATTTAGATGGTTGTTTTTCTGATGGAAATACTTTAGCTGAAGCCATGGAAAATGCAAAAGAAGCCATGGGATTATATTTAGAAGATTGTAAAGAATATCCTGTTTGTACAACTGATTTTTCTAATATAAAACTTGAAAAAGATCAAATTATTTCTTTTGTTAGTATTAATATGGAAGAACACAAGAAAAAATATGAAACAAAATCAGTAAAGAAAACTTTATCTATTCCAGCATGGTTAAATACTATGGCTGAAAATAATAATATTAATTTTTCACAATTATTACAAATGGCTTTAATGGAAAAATTAAATATTGACAATGTAAAAAAATAATGTTATAATATATGTATCTATAATGAGTTAACCAAGAAAGGAACATTATCTATAAAGATGTGTTCCTTTCTTAATTTTTGAAATCCCTATGTTTCTCAAATTATTGACTTATTAATTAATGTAAAATTAAAAGACTAGCTACAATCTCCATAGCTAGCCACTCCCTATTTTAGACTACCAGCAAAGTGTAGTCTATTTTTATTATAACATATATTGTCAAATTATGTAAAGTTGTAACAATTTTTCAAATATGTAATTACGAAATGTAATCTCCTATTTTCCATTTTAAACATAAATATTACATTTTTTTCATTTATATTGACAAGTATATTTTTTTATTATAGAATATTTACATTGTTGAGAGACTTAGTATATATAATATTTATTATCTTTTGTCAACATTTATTACAAAATTTGCAAAAACTTAATAATCTTGTAATAATTTTGTAATATTATTGTAACATTTCTTTTTATCTTTGTCAAGTACGATGTGCAGAAAAAATGCTGATTTTTAGCCAAAAATCAACCTTTCAAAATCGATTTTAAGCCGTTTTTATTTTTGAGACATATACTTTGTTGTCTTAAAAATGGCTATTTTAACTCAAAATTTCATTTACTCTTTTTTGTACTGCATTATAATCATACCCAGCATTTATTAGCCTAGTTTTTCTATCTGCTCCATTGCCCCAATCCCCTCTTATTACTTCCTTTGCTAACTCATCAATGCTTTTTGAAGGTTTTGGTTCTGTTTTATTTCCTAATAATTTTTTGTTGACTATATTTTGTATTTCATTATAATCATATCCTGCATTTGTAAGTTTTGTTTTCCTATCTGCTCCATTGCCCCATTTCCCTGCTATTACCTCGTTTGCAATTTCTTCATTTGTTTTATTTTGACTTGGTTTAGTTTGTTCAGGCTGTTCTGGAACTGCATTTATTTTATTTGCTTCATCTATTATGTAATCCATTTTAGATAATAAATATTCACCAGGGCATGTTGTTGCTATATACATTTGATGCCATACTACTGTTTTTCCTTTTACTAAAGTTATATTATTTCTCTTTGCTACATCTGCTACTAATCTTATTAAGCTATTTAAAACTGTATCACTTATTGGCCAGTTTCCTCCTGCTGAACTATTAGATGTTTCTATTGTTACTGATTTACAATTACTATCCCAATTTGAATTAGACCATGCTGTATCTGCTTCATCTACATATTGTGCTATTCTGCCATCACTGCCAACTCCGTAGTGAGCACTAGCTTGCCTATTACCTTGAAAAATTCTGCCACACTGTTCAGCTGTTAAAACTCCTGCCATGTGGTGTATGGTTATTGTCTCTATTTTTCTTCCGCTTCTGCCACTCGAAAAATGTGTTGCTTTAATAAATTTTTCTGCTAATTTAGAATTACTCATTTTCCTCCCCCTTCCCTTCACTAAATTCTTTTTCTTGTTCTTCAGATAAAATTATTTCTTCTTTTTCTTCCATAAATTATTTTCCTTTCTTTTTATAATATAAATTTTTGATTTTATTGCTGTATTTGATACAAAACAGAAAACTTTTGCCTTATTTTGTACTAAAATTTTGCAAAAACGATACATTTTATATCGTTTTTGATTAATTTTATATCATTCTTCTTTATTTTCTTTCTTCTTTGTAAAAAAATATGTAATCACAGCACCGTAGCTTGTACTAAATAGCATCAGTAATTCTTTGTTAATTTCTACATTAACAAACATTAATACTACTAAAGCTATTGTCATTAATAAAGTTACTATACTTTTTACATCTATAAGTTTTGCAATTTTTTCTTTCATTCCTTTTCACTTCCTTTCATTTCATTAACTTTTCCCATTTGTCATGTATGTAGCTGTTTTTATGCAAGTCTTTTGTATAATGCTCATACACTTCATAAGCTCTTTTTATTTGTACTTCATCTTTTTCCATTCCTTTTTCTACATCTGCTAAAAAGTCTACTAAAAAATTTCTACATTGGTTTTCATCAATTTTATCAATTCTTCCACAAATCGGTTCAAAACCTTTGCTAATAGCTTTTTTACAGAACATACATATAGTTGTTATTGCTGTTAAAAAACTTGCTATTAAAATAACCCAATTAATTATATTTTCCATACTTTTTCCTTTCTACTAAACTATTCTTCTAACACTAACGCTCGGAGTTTTGCGATAATCGCTATTTGTTTGATATATATATACTTTAGGGTTAGTTTTAAATGTTGTTGATTTTATTGTAGCAGTACCACCTTCGCACACTACAGTTACATTGTTATCTGCAGTATTTCCGTTCCCATAGTAGTTTGCTATTACATCAAATTTTGGTTTTACTACTACATTAGAACCATCGTATCCTACTGGAAGGCTTAAAAAACCACAAATAACGCTTCTATAATCATTTGAACCGTTGACGTTATGATTGTATGATATTGCTACTTCGTACACTCCGCCAATTACTAAATTATTAATTGCTGTTGAATAAATGGTACTACTTGCTTTTGTGTTAGATATAATTTCCTGTCCAAAATTACTTAACTGCTTCCACTTACCCCAAGTTGCTCCTGACTTATTTCTAAGATAAACAATTGGATAACTAGCAGAAATTACTGTCGCGATTTGTGTACAATCTCCTCTATTACCTAAAACTAATAATTGTACCCACGATTTGTTTTCTGGCAAATTTGAACATCCTGTTCCTAAATAATATTGCCCAAAAGTTGTATAATTATTTGCATCCACATTATTAACAGAACTAGTTGGAACTGGAGGAATAGCTCCTAGTGTACAAACAGTTTTAGCATCGGCACTAGGCTCACTATCAAAAAATTCGCAAGTTAATTGTACTTGTTTTCTAATATTAACGTGAGTCTTATAACAGTTTATTACTAAACTAGTATAAAGTCCAGGAGGTGGAATCCATAATGCAATTTTATTATCTTTAATCATAAATTTACACTGTGGTAATGTGCCAGATGTATTTTGTTGCTTACATTGATAAAAATCACCTAACTTTTGAAAATGATATGCTTGAATATGAGTTGAGAATGGCATAGAAGTACCGTAGCCATTTCCTATAATTTCAAAGGTTAGCATTTGATATAAATCTGCATTTGGTAAATAAATACAAATACCTTGGTTTTGTTGCATATATATACAAAGCGGTTCTAAATCATTTATTTTTTCATTTAGTATTTTTCCTTGACTAGCACTCAGCGCATCTGTCGTACTAGAATTATTTAAACTATTAACTACACTTTGTCTTTGTAAAGCATTGTTATCTTTTTTTAGCTTATCTAACAAAGTATTTCTTAAACTTCCACTTTTAAAATAAACAAAATTTTCATCATTTAAAGATATTGCTGAAATATAACTATCATATATATCTTCTTCAGTTTTTATTCTTATTGGTCTTCCGTACACTTAGTCTTGTAATATCCATTAATTTACTTGTTTTTATTATTTTAAACTCTACTAAATGTTTATAGTTATTACCTTTCATGACATTTAATGCTTCTTCTGCTGCTTTGTCCTCTGTATCCACACTTATTACTTCAATTTTTCCACTAATTCTATTTGGATCATCTTTATTGGTTGTAGTTGTTCTATCGTTCTTTAAATATAAATTATATTGATTGCCGTTTTCTCTTATATGAACTTGAACTTTTGCTGTAACATCTTCCTCAAAAATTTTGTTATAATCTACTATTTCTGGTAGTGTAGTATCTATAAGTGCTACACTTTCTTGTTTTTTTTCTATCGTTATTTTTAATCTTTTATTTACAAATTTAAAGTCAGTATAAATATCTTTATATTGCCTGCAGTTTATTAGAAAAGTATGTAAATTGTACAAACCTTCTTCTGAATTTGTTGCTACTGTTGTTTTTGTAGCAGTTTTACATGTAATATCTATATAACTAATATTTAGCAAACTATCGCCACAATTTATAAAATTTTCTACTATTGTGTTTGCTAAAAACTCCTCAACAGACTTGCTTTTCATAGTATCTATATTTTTTTCTATAACTTTTCTATCAAATATATTAGAAATATCAAGTGCAGTAACTGTTACCAAATTACTGCCTTTTTCTGTATTAACTTCATCTATTACAAATAAAAATTGCCTATATAATCCATTTAGTACCAAAAAATTACCTTTGTTTAATCCATCTGTTTTAGCCAATATAAAAGTAGATTTTGCATTTGTTTCTTCATCTAAATTTATCTGATAATCAGCTAATTTGCATATAGATAATATACTTAAATCAGTTTTACTTAAAACATAACATTCCATTTATGCCTCCTAATTTGTTTTCATAAGAACAACTTTACAATTATAAGTTCCTGTTGCTCCCGTTCCGCTAATAGGATTTACTCTTAAACTGATTTGTGAATCAGCCATAATTACTCCTGTGCCCATAGAACTTTGTACAAAGCCAAAACCATAATTTCCTGAACTTGTATATATAGTTCCTGCAGCAATTGGAACACAATTATTTTTATTATATCCTGTTGGATAATTAAAATTTACACTTCCACTTCCATTTGACAAAGTTATTGTACCTGTTAATACTGCAATATTTGCTTGAGCTGTAGTTATTGACAAATTAGCACTTCCATCAAAATCTCCGCTTCCAGATACTGCTCCAGTTAATTTTATTGTTCTTGCTGTTTCTAATTTTGTTGCTGTTGCTGAATTGCCGTGTACAACTGCTAGAATGGCCACTAACATTACCAGTAATATTACCAGTAACCTCCAAATCTCCATTTATAGTACCTCCACTCTTTAATAAATAAGCACTACCATCTAAAACATCTTGTAATGCTTGTTCAATATCATTTAAAACTTTTTGAGATTCATTTTGTATCACATCATAGATTGTGTCAAAATCTACAAAAGTTCTTTTGTCTGTAAAATTAGTTATACTTCCACTTTCTACTTTAAATCTTGCAAATTCATATTGATATACTGTTCCAGTTCCTGTTATGTCTTGCTGAGTTAATGTCGGATAAGCACTTGCACCAGAAATAACTTTTATTGTTGCTTGGTTTAATTGGTCTGCTGTATTTGTTTTACTTAAATCTATTTCACATATTAAACTATAAAATCCATTACTCGTTATATCTGAAACAGTCACTCCAGATATAACTTCTAGAAATCTTCCTCTTACTACAAAGAACCCATCTGCTATTGTTACAGAATTATTTGTGTTAGAAAGTTCACAACCTTTTGCAACTCCACATCTCCCATTTAAAAATTTATCAATAAAAATAGCAAACGCTTCTGATGTAAACGTTTGCAAATTAAATACGTGTCCTTTTAACATTGTTTTCCTCCTTTTATACAGCTTTGTACTGTACATATATTGTTAATTTTCCACTTGTTATTTCCCCATCTGCTTCTAGTCTTATTGTTGATACACCTTTTCTTAATTTAAAGAAATTTATAAAATTAGGGTTTAGAAAATCAAACAAATTTGTTCTTTCATTTTCACTTACTCTTACAATTTCTTGTTCTGTATCTTTTGTGTTATAGATAAATGTTTCTCCTGTTGCAATTGTCAATCCTGTTAAGTCTAATTTCTTAACTTCAACATCATCTTCTAAAATTGTTATGATTGGACTTACAACTTCTCCATTTAGTTCCAATTTAAAAGGAGCATCTGCGTGCCCCTTATTATCAAATATAATATTTCTATTATCATAAGCAGTAAAAATTGAATCCCATTGAAAGTTCCATCTTAATTCATTTTTTACAGAATCTATTGTATAAACTACTTCTTTTGCTTCATACCATAGAGATTTGCAGTTAAATGTTACAGGAACTCTTAGAACTCCATCTGTGCCGTATTTCGCTTTTGTCTACATTAGATATGTCTATGTCTTTAAAATACTCTGTAAATCCATTCTCGAAAGGCACTTTGTAGACAAATTTTAAGAAATTTGCACTTTCAACAAAATCTATGAATTTTTTATAATTATCATACTTTTTAAAAATTAATTCTCCTCCAATTTGTCCTTGTGTCAACTTTCTAATATTCTGTATAAAGTCATTTCCTATTTGTGCATACTGAATATCATAAGAATATCCAAGTCCACTTGGAGAACTTAAAAAGCAACCTTCCTCCACATTCATCATAGAGAAACGTTGCCCTGTTTCATTTTCTATATAAAATTCTCTTACCACTTTTTCACCTCTTTTTGAGCATAATAAAAACACCTGCTTTTGCAAGTGTTTTATTTTCTTTAATTTAGTTTATTATTTATACTGTCTAACAAATCAATTATATCAGAAAAAGCTTTTATAAATATAAACGCTACTATTCCAGATACAATACAGATAAATCCGAGTAAAGTTTCTTCTTCTCCCCATAATGTAATTGCCGCAATTATGCATCCAATCAACTGAATAACATTTATTACTTTTAATCCTGTTGTTTTACCAGATTCAAACCCAGCTTCATTTTTTTCACTTTTCTCATTTTCTTCATATTTCTCCAAATTTGTTTCACAATATGGACATTTTTCAGCTACCCTACTAATTTCTGCATCACACTTTGGACATTTCATAAAATCACTCCTTTGTAACATTTTACATTATATTACAAAATATTGCAAGAAGTTTTTTTCGACATTTTTCGACATCAATATTTACTTCCTAATCTACGATTTACAGTATCAATAATTGTATTTATCTTAGCTGGTGTTAATTCATCTTGAGCATATATGTTTAAAGTAGGTGTTGTGAATATAGTTTTAGTTTGGTCTATTATAGATTGTTTAAATGCTTTCATATTAGGTGTTATATTAGAAAAGTTAGTTTTCATTTTGTTTGTTATATCATCTACTTGTTTGTTTAAATTTTTTTGTTCATCTGAAAGTCCTAATTCAGCACCCTTTATCACATTTTGAAAAATATCCCTAGTTTTTTTCGAAGGAGAATGTATATCAAAAGATTTTCTTAATCTACTTAATATGCCATCTGCAATATTAGAAGCTTTTGCCCATAATGATGGCTCTTTATCTTTCATGCCTTCTAACATACCATTCATTGCTTCATTCATTGTTTTTTTTGTTTCTTCTGGCATAAATTCATAACTATTCAATATTGTTTCAATTGTTTTTTTCGTTTCTTCGTCTAATTTTGTTCCATAAAGTTCAGCGTTTGTAACTTGAGCTATCCAGGATCCAACTTGCTCCGCTTCCCAGTTAGACATATTTTCATAAGCCTTATCATATATTTTTTTCATCTTCGAATTATAGATGTCTTCTTCTATTAAGGCTCTTTCTTTATAATCTTTTGAATTTTTTCCAAATGTTTTTTCATAATACTGCATTATTTCAAAATGATTTTTTCTTAAATTTTCAGTTTCAGCATCAATACTTTTTATTCTTTCTGCAAAATTTTTAGTGTCTTCACTTCTTTGAAAATATCCATTCGCGTATGCTTTTGTAATTTCTGCAACTTCTGCATTTACAGCATCTATCTTTTGTTGTTTCTGCATCATTAAATTATTGTATTCAGTAGCATATACCTCATTTTGCATATTGGCTTGTTCGCCATATTTCTGATTTAGCAAAGCAACTTCTTCAATTGAAGATTGTTCAATCAGTTGTTTCGTTTTGTCTGCCTGTTGTTGTGCTGTTGAAATCCATTCTTGTGATTGTACTTTATATTCTTCTAAACTTCCTTGAAAAGTCTCTGCATTCGTTACTGCTTGCTGGGTTATTGCACCTGCTATTTGATTTTGTATTTCTATTTCTCTGTTTTTTAATTCTCTTAATTTAGTGAAATATTCATCTAATTGTGTAATTTCTTCTTGAGTATAGTCTCTACGCTCATCAGATGCAGTTTTGCAAATTTCTGTTATTCCTTTTTGAACTTCGTCCATTTGATTTTTTAGATTTTCTTGCTCTTCAGCACTTGCAAACAATGTTGTATTGAAATTCTCTAAATATCCTTCTGCACTTTGAAGTCCCGTATAAAAATCCGATGCTGCCTGTCCCATAGTAGAAAATTTTTCTCTTGTTTCTTTTTCTGCTTTTTTTATTTCTGTTATGATTATTGCTACTGCAGTTGTAATTCCTACTGCTGCAATTCCTGCTGGGCTTGTTAATCCTTGAAATACTTTAGCTAAATTTGCTGCTGCACCTGTTGCATCTCCTATTCCATTCTTAGCGAGTCCTATAGCTTTTGTTACTGTTCCAATTCCTTTAACAACCTTTCCTGTTCCAGTTGTTATTGTTCCAATTATTTTTAATAGTGGTCCTGCAGCTGCTACCATTAAACCTATTTTTACTATGTTTTCTTTTTGAGAATCTGATAAATTATCAAATCTTTTAATCCATTCTTCAACTTGAGCAATAGTCTTTTTAGCAGTAGGCATTAAACTTTTTGTAAGTTCTCCCGCCATATCTTTAACTTGAGCTTTAAGCTGTTTTGTTTGTCCTGCAAGTGTCTCACTTGATTTATTCATTGCATTATAATATTTTCCGCCTTGAGAACTTGCTTTTTGTAATGCTCCACTTAAATCTTCATAAGATATTTCCATGTCTTTAATTTCTTGAGTTGTTTTACCTAAGTAATCTGCTAACAATCCATAAACATCAATTCCTGCATAGGCAAATTGTCTTATATCCATTGCCGTTGCTTTTCCAGCATTTTTAATTTGTTGTAGATTTGAAGCCATACGTGTTAGTTCGTCATTTCCTCCACCTGTTGCCGTTACTGCATCTCCTAAAGCTAATATGGTTTTTTGTGAAGCTTCTGCATTTTCTCCTGTTGATATTAACATTTGATTTGCTTTTACCAAAGATGTTACATCAAAAGGAGTTTTAGTAGCATCTTTTTTTATCTGATTAATAACCTTCTCTGCTTCTTTTGAATCTCCTAGAAAAGTTGAATATGCTGTAGTAAGTTTTTCTAATTCTGCATTATAACTTATTCCTGCTCCAACTGCCGCTGCAATAGGAAGAGTAAGCCTTGTAGTTAATTTGTTTCCCAAACTATTAATCTTTTCACTTACAGCATTTATTTTATTTCCAAATTCTTCTACCTTTTGACCCATTTTATAAAATGCGTCATTTGATAATTCTAATTGTTTTAATTTAGATTCGGTATTAATTATTTCTCTTTGTAAGGCACGATAATTTTCTTCATTTATCTTTGTGCCTTCAGCCATTTTTTTGTCTGCTTCTTCTTTAATACTTCTTAACTGCTGTAATTTTTCTTCTGTAGTTTTAATTGACTGATTTAATACATCTTGTTTTTGTTTTAATAATTCAGTATTTTTAGGGTCTAATTTCAGCAAAGAATTAACTCCGCCTTAGTTCTCTGCTCAAACTAGATGTAGCAGAATTAACTTTACTTAATGCCTTTTGCAACCTTGATGTATCTCCGCCGATTTCTACTATAATTCCTTTAATTGAACCACTCATCTATGTACCTCCATTAAAATAAGAGGGATTTAACCCTCTTATCCTAATAACTTGTCTATATCTCTTTGTGTAGCTTCCCTTTGACTTGGTTTGTTGTCTTGTATAAATGTAAGAAGTATTTTCATTACATCTACATAGGTAAGCTCTTTTAAATCTGAGATGTGCAACCCTATTCTTAAACATGAACCTAAAAATTCATGTTCTGGAAATACTTCCTTAGAGTTGCCACCTCCTTTTATTTTTTCTAGTTCCTTTGATAATTCTTCATCAACAAAAGCAATCTACGGCAAATTCCGCTACCTCTGCAATCCAGTCATCATCAACTTTAAAATTAATGTGTGACAACCAAGTTTCATAATCTTCAATTTTATTATCAGCTGTATATATTAATATCCAAGCTAATTGAGTAATTTTTGTTATAAACTCATCTGTATCATCTATCATATATTCTGATACTTTGATTAGTTTCTCTGCTTCACTCATTTTCTTATCTTCTAATTGATTTGATACTACCACTTGCTTAATTAGATAGTTTTGAATAAATTGCATATCTTTTAATATCCCTGTTTTAAATATGGATTTATACTTAACGTAAGTAAGTGCGTTGCAATCAATATCATATTTTTTGCCACAAATTGTTATTGTCTTCATAAATTACCTCCTAAACTCCTTTTGTTGCATTCTTTTCATATACTTTTGTGAAGAAAGTATCATATACTGATTGATTTTCTTCTGTTGGTTCTATAACAGCTTTTATTGCTTTGTCTGTAGAACGTGGAGACATTGTTATAGATATCGTATCTGTTTGTGGCTCTTTTGATTCTTCTACAGTATTCATTTCAGCCCCTGGTCTAGTTGCTGTGCAATCAAAGTAAACAAATCTTCTTTTCTTAACATCTCCTTCTATTTCTCCCATTAATGCAAATCTCGCATTAATATCATCTGCACTTTCAAATAAAGCACCGTTAGAATCTGCAACTTGTCCTAATATTTGAATTAAAAACTCATCAGGAGTCATTGCTATTTCAAGGTCTCCTGTATAACCTTGATTTGATGTTGCTATATAATATTTTATATTATCAGCATAAAATGGAGTGGTTTCTCCTTCTGGGTCTACACTTAAAGATACAGCACCAGGCATTGCAAAAGGTGTTCCATATGTTATTGCACCTTCAGCTTCAGTTATTTTAGCAATATGTACATTGCTTAATCCAAATTTTACTTTGTTTTCGGTCATTTACTTTTCCTCCTTTAAATTTCAAAAAAATAACTCACTTGCCAGACTTCTTCATCTGTCAAGTAAGTTTCTTCTGTTTTATTCCAAGCGATATCGCCTAAAATTTCATCTTCTATTTTTTTTTGCATTATTAAATCTTTCTTTAGGTATGTATAATCTAGTTGAATTGGTATATCTTTGGAATATACTTTATTGTCTGCCATAAAATTATCAGTTCCAGTTGCTATTGCTACTAAATGAGGAGGCTCTGTCGCTTTCTTAAACTGCCCATAAGCATATTTAAAGCCTGCATTAGTACATCTAGTTTTTAATTCTTTTAGTGTCATTTTGAGTTCCTCCTTATCTTATCTTTTAATTGTTTTTCAAACTTGTTTTTATACTTTTCTTCTACAGGTCGAATATGAGGAATTGCTTTAGTTCTTCCACCATTTTTAGTAGCATGTCCAAATTCAAGTAAATGCGTTAGTTGATAATCTGTCCTATTCCACACTTTTACTGTATAATAGTTCTTATTCTTTTTATCTTTTCTAACAGTCCACCCTTTAGCATATTTCCCCGTCTTTTTGGGAGATGTCTGTTTTAATTCATCTCTTGCTTCTTTCCCTATTTGATTTGATGTTTCTTCAACTGTTTCCCCTATATCTTCAACATATATTTCCAAGTATTCTTTGACAGCCTGTGCAAACATTTCTGGCTTAATAGTTTTTGACATTTTTTATTTTCCTTTCGCAAATCAATACAAGTTCATCTGCTGCTACTTCTTGAGTTCTTATTATTGAATAAGTCTTATCCATATAAATCAATTCTTCTTCATCTTTATAATTCAAAGCACTTATTCTAAGTCTCAAAGAAGGCTTATATCCTTGTTGATTTGCTTCGTAATATTCTTTAGAATACACATCTTCAACTTTGATTATTGGTATTAATCTTTCTTTTAGAACTTCTTCTTCTTGACCTATATCGTCTTGTTCAATTGTAGTAGATAATAACTTGCAACATATATCACGCATTATCATCCACCACCTTATAATCTTCGCTTAATCCTAGATTATGACATAGAAGATTGTATGTTTTTTGAGACAGCTCTTTTTCTTTTAAATCTACATTTCCAAAGTTAGCTTTTACATACATTACTATTGCAGATTTAATAAGAAGATTATCTAATTCAGAGTTTATGCCCTGTCTTTTCAAATCCTCTTTTCCTGCATTTATCCACATTTGAATTTCTTCATCTTTTAATGTTGATGTATTTACTATGCTTAAACTTTGTTTAGCCAATATCATTAAATCATTCATACAATCTTCCCCCCGTTTAATTAAACACCTGCTTTTGATGGTGTGTATTGTCCATAAGCAAATGAATTTGGTTTTGCTTTTCCATCATATATTGAATATCCTCCATAAGTTGTTTTTCTTCCTTTAACTGTTTTTTCTCTGTCAATTCTTAATGGAGTATTCTCATTTAAAATATATTTTTTACAGTTGCCAACAACTATATCTTCATCTTTTAAATATGGATCTACTTCTACAGAAACTAATTTATTTGTTGCAAGTCCTTGTAGGAATGGATAATTACCATTCTTATCTTTATATCCAACAATATCTATATTAACGTTTGTTGATATATATCCTTTTGCTCCTCTTCTTGCTTTTTGGTTTAATGATTTATAAGTATTTATTAAACAATCTATTGGTGTTGCTCCCTCTTTTACAGGTGTTAATCCATGAGTAATTCCTGTTGGTTTTCCAGAACCGTCTCCGTAAATAACAGCATCAATTAAAGCTTCACCCATTTTTTCTGTTAATTCATCTAATATAAATTCAATAAAGCTTTCTACTGCCATTTCTTCTAATTTCCATGTAATTACTACATCTTTAGCAAGTTCCCAACCTGTTAATTGAATTGATTTAAATTCTATTCCCTCATTTTCTGTATCAGTTAATTCTGCATACCATTTTGCATTATCTGCTGAATCTACATAAGGTAAATCTATAATTCCATTAACTTGTAGTTTTCTAACATCTCTATATATTGGAGACATTTCAGACAATCTTTCCATAAATTCTTCCCTTACAGATGTTGGTATGAATAGACCACCATTGTTTATCCCTTGTGTGTTTGCAGTACTTGCAACAAATTCTGTTGCTGTTGTTGTTACAGCATCTCCTAATGCTCTTTTCTCATCTTCTGTAAATTTTTCTTCTGCATACCCCATTACTTTTTTAGCCCAAGCACTTCTATATTCTTTTGAGCTTAAGTCAAATTTTCTTTCTTCTTTTTCCATTTCATTTCCTCCTATTTTTTTTAGTTTTGAAACATCTTTGTTTCTTTTTTCTAATTCTTGAGTGTCAGCTATAAGCTTTCTCTCTTCTTCTGGTGTTATTTCTCCAGATTCTTCTTTTTTTTCCTTAACCTCTTCTGTACCTTCTTCAGGTTCTTCTTTATCTTCTTCAATTTCTTTCATTCTTGCTTCAAGTTCTTCTTCAGTTGTCGCAGATTTGATTAATTCTTGTTTTTCTTCTAAAGTCATTTAAACTTCCTCCTTTTAATTTTTTAGCAGTTCTACCACCGCTTCTATAAAACTCTATTAGGCTCTACCGCACTAAAAAAAAGCAGTTCTACCACCGCTCCTCTTTCGAGATTATAAACTTAATAATGCTAATGCTTTTTTCTTTTCTAACTCTAACTTCCTATGCTGTTCTTTTTGTTTCTCATATTTGCGTTTTTCTTCTTCAAATTGTTCTTTATTTCTTGCATATATTTCTGTGCTATCATAGGCTGGAACATCAACTACTGAAACATCATACAATTTGTCAATTTCTAATATTCTTCTTGTATCAGTTTCATAATCCCATTCTTCTTTGCTTACAGTAAATGCATAAGACATTTTGTCTAATGTCCCATTTTGAATTAAAGTATATATATCTTTATTAGCTTGAGTTGGTGCTAATTTTGCTCTTATCTTTAATCCTTTATCATCTACTATTAATTCTAATGACTTGTTTCTAGTTCTTGCCATAATAGGATATGTATCTAAATGATTGTATTTCATACATACATCTTGCATATTGCAATTTTCAAATGCTCTTTTATCAATTATTTCTTTAAAATATCCCAAATTTGTCATACTCTCAAAAACAACTGCATATCCCTCAACAATCATTTCATCGTTTCCTTCTAATGCTCTTAGTTCAGTTAATCTTCTTTCTTTAATTGCTTTTTCCATCTTTATTTCCTCCTTGATAATCATTTGCTATTGAACTATCTATATTGTTTAAACTTTGTATTATTTTTGCTCCTTCTTCTCCACCTAGTGGATGTAAGTCTATTATTTCTCTTGCTTCATCTTTTGTAAGTAATCCTAAAGCTCCAGCTTCTTTTAATAAGCTAATCTTATTAGCCAAAGTTGCATATTGTAATCTGTTAGCTGTAAAAACAATTTTGTGTCCGTCTTTTATAGCTTTATAACTAAATATTTTATTCGTAAAGGCATCGCTCATTTGAATTGCTCTTGGCTCAATTATTCCTTCATAAAATGCATTCCACTCATCTGGATTATAACTATTATTAACAATTTTTTCTGATATTCCAAAATAATCAAATATATTATTATTTACTTGTTTTAATTGTTCTCTATCTAGAGTAATTGGTTTTAAATTAACTGCTTCAAATTCTGCTTTGCTGTCAACTGCTGCAATACCACTTTCATTCTCTAAATTCAAAAAGTCTTTTACGAATGCTTCTTTGCTTGCTTTTATATCTTTTTCTTTAAGCATTGAATTTGTATATTTTAAAATACCTTTTAAGTTATTAGAAGTTTTTATGGCATTTTTGATTCCTTCTGAAGCAGTATGTGCTGTATCAATATCTGTTTTTAATACTTTGTTGTTTGTTCCAAAAATGTCATGCTTGTTATAAAACAATCTTAAATGTATTAATTCTAAATAAGGCAATGTATATTCTTTGCCGTTTACAAACCTAAATTTTAAATAAATAGTTCCTTTTGTATCTTGCAATAAGTCGTAATTTAGCGCTAGTACTGGATAGAATCCTGTTATCATGCCTTCTTTATCTTTTGCTATAAATACAAAAGCATTAGAATCTGTATATAACATTGATATTGTTTTATATATAAAATCAAACTTTGACATTATTAAATTGGGTTGATTTTGCAATAAGAAATTTATATCGCCTTTTATATTGTTACTTATACTGTCTTTTATATGTTTTGGTATTAACTTTGCACAATGTGTCGCAATTCTATCAATACATTGTCTTGCGACTTTACTATCATAAGTATTGTTGCTTAATGTAGTAAATTGTGCATTGTAACTGTTAAGCATTTGTAGTTGTGTTTTTGTTACTTCTGTTTGCTTTTTATTTCCAAATATAGTACTAAACAAACTTCTTTTTTCCTTCATTTCATTCCTCCTGTAGTGCTAAATAATCATTCATTTTTTCAAATAAAACACAGTAAGCTATTATTAAACTTACTGTTCCATCTATTCTTGCTCTTTGTCTTTGCCCTTTAACTGGTCTTATATTATCGTTGTCATCTCTTTTTACTGCGGTATTACATAAGCACCATTTTAAAATCGGATTATTATTATAATTAACATTCTTTTCTATTAAATCTGCTTCTAGTTGTTTCATTGGATTACTCATTGTTTTAGCACCTTGTCTTACTTCTACCATCTCAAATCCTTGTTCTTTCATTTCTTCAACCCAGTATTGAGTATTCCAAGGGTCATATCCAATCCATAAGGCAGATATATCGTATTCGTGATGCATTTTTAAGAACCATTGTGTTACATCGCTATAATTAACTTTTGCTCCTTCACATATTGTTACAAGCCCTCTTTTTTCCCATTTGTCATATGGTATTTTGTCATCTTTTATCTTAAATTCTAATCTTTCGCTTGGTATAAAATATTGTTGTATTACATACTTTTTGCTACCTTTCATAATTAATAGTGTTGCGCAGGTTAAGTCTGTTGTACTTGATAAGTCAACTCCTCCTACTGCATATGTATCAAATAAATCTTCTATATTGTACGTTGATGAATTATCTACAATATCAAATGTTAGCCATTTGTCTTGTTCATTCTGTCTAACATTAAAGTCTTTACATAGTAAGTTTGCTAACTCTGTAGGCTTATTTTTTGCTCTATTAACTTTGTCTCTTAAATCTTTAATATTTTTTATTGTTCCTAATCCGTGGATTTGCTTGATACCATGCTAATTCATTTTGCCAATCATTTGGATTGTTTAGTTCGTATATAATTGGTAATACGGTTTCATCAATTATTCCTCCTTCTAAGTTTTCATAACCGTTTATTATTGCACTAGAATATTCATATTCGTTATCAAATACACTTTCTCTTATCTTTCCCATTGTTGAAGTTCCTAGAAAAAGTGGTTCTTCTCTTGCTGACATAGAATCATACATAACATCTAATAAATTCTTATCTTTCCATGCATGTATTTCATCTCCAATAACAAAAAAAGCATTTAATCCATCTAATGAGTTTGAGTCACTTGCTAATGCCTTAAAGAAACTTTCTGTTTTATCAAAAAATAGACCATTTACTAATGTTCTTATTCTTTTTGCTAATACAGGACTTTTCTTAATCATTCTTTTTGCTTCATCCCAAACAACTTTTGCTTGGTCTTTTTTAGTAGCAACAGAATAAATCTCTGCTCCACCTTCACCAGCAGATGTGAGCATATAATTTCCTAATCCTGCATCTATTGTAGATTTTCCATTTTTTCTTCCTACAAATAATATACCTTTTTTATATTTTCGTAATCCTGTTTCCTTATCAATAAATCCGAAATAATGCTTGTATGAAAGCTTTTTGCCATAATTCTAATATAACTGGTTTACCAGCCCATTTGCCTTTAGAGTGTTTGCAAAATTTTTCAATAAAATTTATAGGTCTATTACCTTTGCTTTCATCAAATATATATGTATGAACTTCATTTTCCTCTGTTATTTCATTAAAAAAAGAAACTTGTTTTGGTTTATATATATCCTGTACAAGTTTTTTATAAACTATTAAAACTTTTTTAGATGCCTTTTGCGGATTTTTTAATAAGAACTGATAATATTCTTCTATATATGTCATAGGCTACCATTGAATCGTTCAAATTCATCATCTTCATTTATTTTCTTTTCTTCAGGTAACATATCGTTTAATTGTTTTATTATGTTCATGTAATTTTTAACCATCGTATTATATGTTTTACTTTCTATAGACTCTTTAAATCCAAACTGGTCTTTACCATTTACATAGGTTTCTTTTACTCCATATAATTTTATATCTTCTTTGAGTTCATCAAGTGCTATAGACATAAAAGCTGCGTTTTCAATTAATTTTTCTGACATTTTCTTCTTATTATTTGGTAAATCTTTGAATAATTTCTTTAATTTTTGAGTTTCTTTTCTTATTTTTTCGTTTTTCTCAATAAGTGCTTGTCCGCTTAATTTTTCACGTAAATCTGTCTTTTCTTCTTCCATATCTACACCTCCTTAACTACACCTCTCACGCAAAATAACCTGTGTATTTTTCGAACCCCCACCCACCGTTCTCCCATAAGTGTTTATATTTAGGGCAATAGGGGGCTATCTTTTTATGGTTTCTAGTTCAATGTCTCGATTTATTACTAAAACTTTTCTATGTAATTTCTTTTTTAGTCTCTTTTCTATTTGCTCTATATCATTTTGTTTTAACATACAATTAAGTCTGACAACTAATATGTCTTTTCTTTTTAGCGATAGTTTGTTTAATTTATAATTGCATTCTTTTACAACTTCCTTTACTTTTTTTCTTATTGTCCTTAATTGTTGTAATGCATTGTCAATCTGTATGTCCACGTTCAACGTGTATTTATTATCTTCTCTTAAATGTGCCATTATACTTTACCTCTTATAATATTTATTATTCTTTTAATGTAATTTAATGGAGTTCTTTTGGCGTATTTCCATTCTGTTGTATGAGTACAAAATCCATCATTAACACAACGATTATTTGCTTTACATTGAGTATTCTTTTTGCAATTACAACTATATATCTCACATAGCTTAATTATATATCTTTTACTAATCATTCTTAATCAAATCTCCATTCTCATCAAAACTATATTCTAGTTTCTCTGCAAAGTGTTCTTTATTATGACATTCTTGACACAAGCTTTCTGTATTATCTATGTTAAAGAATACATTATCATCTTCATAATTTTTATCTGTAACATATTCTTTGTGATGTATTATTTCAGCAGCTCTATACATTCCGCTTCTTCACACATCTTTCACACACAGGATTTATAATAAGTTTTTGTTTTCTTAATTTCTGCCACCTTTTACTTTTATATTTCTTTGCTATTTCTGGATTATCTCTATATGTCACTATTTAGTTTTCTTTCTTGTTTTCTTTACTGCTGTTTCTGTTTCTACTTCTTTAATAGCAGTTTCTACCATTTCTACTTTTTCAACAAATATTGCTTTATATTCATTTGTTTTAGTTAATACTTCAAATCTTTCTTTTGATACTTCAAATTCTTCGCCTTTTTTTGGTATTCTTCCTAACTCATTATCTTTTAATTTTAATTTCTCATACTTGTCTGTTGCTCTTACTAACATAATAATTCCTCCTTTAAAACACAGTTTTTCAACATATACGGACAACGTACTGTTTGTTTTGTTATATCTATAATTTCTAAAAAAGAACAGTTTTTACACTGTTCTGGTAATTGAGCATCTATTAACTTTCTTTTCCATTTGTATTCTCTTTCTTCCTGTGTCTCTATCATTTCTATAACCTTTCGGCAGTCATCTAACTTACAGTTCTTACACTTCTGTCCTTGTACTGCACATATTTTATTATCTATTAAACATTTTTCCATAGGCTTATTCCTCTTTTGTACATTTTGTCGTTCCGCTTTGCGTTATCGTTATTCCATTGCAATCTTTTATTTTACATCCTTTACATTTCTTTTCTAAATGTTCTTGTATTAGTTCTTGTATTGTCATAAGATTACCTTTTTTCTTATAAACACTATGTAATGATATAGTTTACTGCACTTTACGTTAGTAAGTCCTTACAATAGTCGACTCTGGTTATTAACTTACTATTTCTTATACTTAATCGATATAATGTACACTCTATATTAAGTTGAAGTTGCAAGGTAAGTTACCGTCTTACGAGCTATATCACTACATACTATTTACATATAAAAAAAGAGCTATTCCTAGCTCCTTGCAAAAGTATATATTTATTTGCACCTTTTCACATTACTATTATAACATGGATTTTTAATAAAAAAAGGTCAATTTTAGGTCAATTTTTTTATTTTATTTTTCTTCATGCAGATATTTTAATATGGCATCCGTTACAAGTCCTGTAAAACTTACGTATGTCAATAGTTTTTCTTTATTTTTTTAAAAAACTTACAACCGTTATGGCTGTAAGTTTGATATTACTTTTGCAATTCTTTATGTACTGCATAAATCAAATCTCTTTTTCTTCGCTTATAAGTTTCTTCACTCTTACTTAATAATTCTATAACATCCCATTTGTATCTATTTTCTCTGTACTCTTTTTCAAAAATAATTTTACTTTCTTCATTTATTAATTCTAACGCTTGTATTACTGCTTTATATTCTTTTATACTTTTTTGCAAACTTTCGTCTTCTTCCATTTGAATAACTTTATTTAAAACTGAATTGGATATTTTATATGGTGTTTTTGGCATACCATCCGCTGGTGCTATACTTAAACTTAATATGTCACTCTGTATATTAATTATATTTATACAATTATAATTGTATCTTTTCAAACAACCGAACCGCTTCTCTATAATCTTCTTTACTCAATCTACTCATTTGTTTCCTCCTTTATATACCCCCAATTCTCCACAGATTTTATTTTAAATCTTTTTTTTCTTAATCTACATATGTTTACTCTTAAGGTTTCTCATGTATTTACCTCCGTTATTGATTTTATTGCATTTTGTTGCAAACAACAAAATGTTATTTTATTTATACTTATTTTTAAAATATTTTATAATACATTTTTTACAGTTTTCTACATCTTTGCTTCCTCCTACTTATCCTTTAAAATTCTTCAAAGAAATCTATAACACATTCTACACATTCTTCTCTCTCCTTGTCGCCTTCGCCACAATTAATATATTTACATATATCTTCATCTATGTCACGACTTGCTATATATTCTGCCATCGTATTTATTGTCTTGTCTTTTTCTTCTAGCTTTGTTTCTAATTCTACGTTTTCTTGTTGTTCTTCTATCCAACAACTTTCTTTTCTGTCACAACTTCTTCTTAAATATTCTATTAATTCTTTTTGTTTGTTTATTGTTTCATTTGCTATTTCCGTATCAAAATCGTGTGCATCTTTTTGTGCCATTATCTCAAAATCTTGTCGCTCAACTTTTTCTCTTAATAAATCTCTTTCATCTGCTATCTTCATAATTGCTTCAAATAGTTTTTTAGCCTCTCCTTGCAGGTTTTCCGGATTAACACTGTGCATACTATCTAATATTTTCTGTGCTTCTTCATTACTCATACTTCACTCTTCCCTTCACTGTTAAATTCACTGTTAAGTTCACTCAACTCTAATAGTTCTTGTAATCTATTTTTTATATCTAAAGATT